AACCCGAACGCCGTCACCGCCGTGTTCAGCGCCCAAAACCACACAATCAGCTACTGATCGGCCGCCGTCCCGCCCACCGGCGCAGCCTTCCCGCTGCGCCGGCCCCTTTTCCCGTTTCATGACCTGAGCGAGTCCCTCCATGGCTTCCATCAAGCTCGGCACCCGGCCGAAGAACTTCACGCACAAGATCACCATCCCGCTGCTCGAAGGCGGCGAAGGTGTGATGACCGTGTCCTACCTCTACCGCACGCGCACCGAGTACGGCACCTTCATCGATGCCCTGATGGCCGATGCCGACGTGAAGCTCGCAGGCCAGACCGACGAAGAGATCCGCTTTTCGCTGCAGGAGGCGATGGCCGCCACGCGCGACAAGAACGCCGACTACATCCTGAAGATCGTCGACGGCTGGAACCTCGACGAGCCGTTCTCCCGCGCCGCTGTCGTCCAGCTGTGCGACGAGTTGCCCGGCGCGGCCATGGCCATCATGGCCGGCTACACCGCAGCCATCACCGAAGGCCGCCTAAAAAACTGACTTCGGCGGCTCTGGCACTGTTCGCGCCCGAGGCCGCCGGAAAGCCCAAACCGTTCAGCGTCGCGCACCTTGGCCGCCAGGACAACGTCGACGTCTGGCCAGACAACTGGCCCACCTTCAATCTCTACCGCCGTATCTGCGATCAATGGATCGTCGGTCCTGGCGGCCTGGTCGGCTTGAACCTCTGCGCCGTCTATCCGCTGCTCGACATGCAGTTCCCCGCCGCTGACGACTGGCTGCGGGCCCTCGACGAGATCCGCCAGATGGCCGATGCCGTCGCTGAAGACCTGCGAAACCAACAAGGCTGAAAGACATGGTCTCCAAACGCAAAGTACAACTCGAAGCCGGCGTCGACACGACCGGCGCGAAGAAGGGCTTCGCCGAGATCAAGGACTCGGCCAAGGAAATGGCCCAGGGCGTGGTCCAGGCTGGCCAGCAGGCTGCCAAGGGCGTCGAGTCTGTCGGTACCGGCGGCGATGCCGCAGCCGCCAAGCTCGATCGCTCGACCCGCAGCATCATCGCCAGCATTGAGCGCGCCACCGCTGCCACCAAGGCCGGCGGGCGCGGCACGGCCGAGTACTTCGAGGCCGTCGGCGCGCAGAAGGGCACGGCCGACACGCTCAAGCCCTACATCGAGCAGCTGCGCCAGGCCGAGCGTGCCCAGCAGCTGGCGCAGGGCTCGCTCGGCAAAATGGAAATGTCGGGCAAGGCCACCGCCGCCGCGCTGCGTCAGGTGCCTGCGCAGTTCACCGACATCATCACCAGCCTGCAGGGCGGCCAAAACCCGCTGACGGTCTTCCTGCAGCAGGGCGGCCAGCTGAAGGATGTGTTCGGTGGCGCTGGCGCCGCGGCCAAGGCCCTGGGCGGCTACGTCCTCGGCCTGGTGAACCCGTACACCGTCGCAGCCGCAGCGGCCGGCGTGCTGGCTGTGGGCTACTACAAGGGCAGCCAGGAGGGAGAGGCGTTCCGCCGCACCGTGATCCTGACCGGCGGCGCGGCCGGTGTCACAGCCAACCAGCTCGGCACGATGGCTGCCAACGTCGCCAAGCTCAGCGGCGGCACCCAGGCGCGCGCGGCCGAGGTGCTCGATGCCATCGCACAATCCAGCGGCATCGGTGCCACCAACATCCAGCGCTTTGCCGATGCCGCCATCCGCCTGGAGCGCGTCGGCGGCCCGGCCGCTGAAGAGACCGCCAAGGCCTTCGCCAGCCTGGCCAAGTCCCCGCTCGAAGGCGCGCTCAAGCTGAACGAGAGCACGAACTTCCTGTCGAAGGCTGTCTACGATCAGATCCGCTCGCTCGAGCAGCAGGGCCGCAGCATCGATGCCAGCCGGACTGCTCAGGAGGCCTACTTCAGCGCCGTCAACGAACGCACGCCGGCACTGCTCAAGAACCTGGGCCTGGCCGAGCGTGCATGGAAGGCAATCACCGACAGCATCAAGGGCGCCGGCGATGCCATTCTCAGCGTCGGCCGCGGCGACACGCTCGATACGGCCATTGCCGTTCAGGCCCGCGAAGCCAGTCGCCTGCGCGCTGCAGCCAACAACAAGGGCATCGCCAAGCCCGGCGAGCTGCTCAGCGCACTGACTGGTGGCCCGTCTCTGAGCGCCCAGGCCGACGAAGCCGAGCGCCTGCTCAAGCAGCTGCAAGACGGCAAGGACCTGCAGGAGAAGCTGGCCCTGGCCGGCGCGGCGAATGCCAAGTCGCTGGAGGCCGCCGTCGGCTTCGACAAGGAAGGCGTGCAGTTCCTCAGCCGGCGCGAACAACTCGAGCGCGAGATCACCAAGGCTCGCAACGAAGGCAACGCCGCCGGCAAGACCCAGGCCGAGATCGAGAAGCGCGTCGCCGACATCCGGGAGAAGTTCGACCCCGGCATCGCGGCCGCGCAGGCCGGCAGCGGGCTGGCCGCCGTCAAGCGCCAACTGGGCCAACTCACGACGGCATTCAGCGATGCCGAGTCGATCCTGTCTGCCCAGCGCCAGGCTGGCCTGATCACCGAGAGCGACTACTACGACGCGAAGCGCGGCTTCATCCTGGTCGACCAGCGCACCCAGGTCCAGGCCCTTCAGGACGAGAACGTCTACCTCCAGCAGGCCGGCCGCAGCAACAAGCTGACCACGGCCGAGCGCATTGCCAACACCGACAAGATCAAGGACAACCTGTCCAAGATCAACGAGATCAACGGCAAGGCAGCCGCATCGACTGCCGTGCTGGGCATCCAGCAGAAGAGCGCGCTGGACGGCGTGGCCAAGGCCTACGAAGAGGCCCGGCAGGCTGCGCAGGACTACCTGACCACCCTGCAGCGCGGTCAGCAGCGCGAGCTCGACCTGTTCGGTGCCAGCAATCGCACCCGGCAGACGGCCCAGGGACGCGACCAGATCTCTGACCGCTATTCGCAGGAGCGCCAGCGCATCGGCAACGAGCGCGCGCTGACCGCGATCCAGCGGGGCGGCTCGCTCACCAGCGATCAGCAGAAGCGCTTCGATGACCTGCTGGCGCTCAATCGCGAGTTCGAGACGAAGGCCCTTGCCAGCTACGCCGACTACACGAAAAACCGCCTGGCCCTGGAGGGCGACTGGGCTCAGGGTGCCGGCCGTGCATTCAGGAACTACATCGACGACGCGGCGGATGTCGCCAAGCAGACCGAACAGCTCTTCACCAACGCCTTCGGCGGCATCGAAGATGCGCTGGTCAAGTTCGTCACCACCGGCAAGCTCGACTTCAAGAGCCTGGCCGACTCGATCATTGCCGACCTGGTGCGTATCGCCATCAAGCAGCAGGTCGTCACGGCTCTGAAGACGGCCGCCACCTTCTTCGGCTTCGCTGACGGCGGGGCCTTCGACGCCAGCGGCGAGGTCAAGCGCTTCGCCACCGGCGGCGTGTTTGATCAGCCCACTCCGTTCAGCTACGGCGGCGGCAAGGCCGGCGTGCTGGGCGAGGCTGGGCCTGAGGGCGTGCTGCCTCTGGCCCGCGGCGCTGGCGGCAAGCTGGGCGTGATCGCGCATGACGGCGGCGGGGGCAGTGCGCTCCAAGTCACCTACGCGCCGGTGATCCAGCTCGACGGCACGGTCGATCGCGCCAAGGGCCTCGCCGACGCGCAGCAGATCATGAGGCAGGGGCAGCGCGAGCTGCTCGACCTGCTCCATGCCAAGGGGGTCTACTGATGGCCATCATCCAGATGCCGACGACGCTGGCGTGTGGTCGTGGCTGCCGGATCGAGCAGGTCACGGTCGATGCCCTTGGCGTTAGCGACCCGGCCGGCAACAGCCAGGCCCGGTTCTACGGTGTGCCGAAGTGGGCGCTGAGCCTGGTCTCCTACGAGCTGATGACCGACGCCGAGGCCGCCGCCTGGAAGGTCATGCTGTTGGGCCTACGCGGTTCGGTCAACTACCTGGCCGCCTTCGACCCGAGCCGGCCCTATCCGGCCGGTTCGCTGCGCGGATCGATCACCCTCGGCGCAGGCGTGGCGGCCGGCGACAACACCGCCACCCTGGCTTGCGGCGTCGAGCAAGCGGGCCGCACGATCACCGTCGGTGACTGGCTGCAGTTCGGTACGGGCCTGGGCAGCAGCCAGCTGGTCATCTGCATGGCAGACGCCGCCGTCGACGGCGCAGGCAATCTCGCGCTGACCTTCGAGTCACCCGCACGCATGGCCTTCGCGTCCGGTGCTGCGGTGTCCTGGGATCACCCGCGCGCCTACTTCCGCAAGCCGCCCGGCCGCACCGGCTGGACGCCCTATTCGCAGACCTTTGCCCAGGGCATGAGCCTGGACGCGCTGGAGGCCTGGTAATGCTGACGCTCGATGCTGGCCAGCTGTCTCTGTTCGCTGGCGACGCCGCTGGCGTGGTGTACCTGATCGAACTGGACTTCACGGCGGCCACCTACTACTTCACCACCTTCAACGTGCCGCTACCGGTCAGCGGCCACACCTACCTGGCCACCGGCGCGCTGGCCAGCGTGGGCGACATCAAGGAAAGCCAGGACACGGACGCTCAGACGCTCAGCATCAACCTCAACGTCGCCGACTCCGCCGTGCTGGCCTCCGCGCTTGGCAACGTCGAGGGCTACCGCGGCAAGAAGGCGCGCATCTACCTGCAGCCGCTCGATGCCCAGTACCGGCCGGTCGGCGTGCCCCGCCTGCGCTTCACCGGCGAGATGGAGCCGGTCAAGATCAAGCGCGACACCCAGCCCGACCAGGGCGGTCCGGTCGGCGGCACGATCGAACTGCCGATCAGCCGCTCAGGCATGAGCCGCGCCCGCAATGCCGACGGTCTGCGCCTCACCGACGAGCAGCAGCAGGCCGCCTATGCCGGCGACGTGGGCCTGCAGTACGTCCGCACCCTCATTGAAAAGCCGAGCCAGTGGCTCAGCAAGCGGTTCCAGGAACAATGAACAAAGCCAAAGCACTGACGGCCTACCTGGCCGAGCGCGAGCCTGCGCCCTTCAACTGGCGCACGGCCAACTGCACGCACTTCGCCATCGCGTTTGTGGAGAA